ACTCTGCTCCTAGTGATCAATTTATGGTAGATCCAGTTAGACCTACTTTAGCAAATACAACAGCAATGGGTGTAATTGGAGCAGGACTTGGTTTGGGTTTGGGGAAAATGGCTGGAGGCTCTGCTTCTAGATTTGCTCGAGAAGCATTAGGTAGACCAAAAAAGGGATTCTTTACCGGTTTACCAAAAGCAGGTGGCGGTGGATTAAAAGGCGCAATAATTGGTGGTGCAGCAGGACTGGGTATAGGTGCTATGACAGGAGCTTTTGCAGCTCCCTTGGCTTATACCCAAGGTCATGTTAGAAGAAATCAAAGTTTTTATAGAGAAAGTCCATACAACGTTTCAAGAATGAATGCAGAAGCATTAAACGCATCGGGAGATATTGTTCTCGGAATGCACAACTCTAGGTAGGTATTTTAAATGGCTCTTAACTACGACGAATACGAACAATCATTAGGTACCCTTAATACCAATACTCCATTGGCACTAAGAATGATGGAGCATATTCCTGGTATAACTGCATCTCTTGGTTTTAGCGCTTTTCGTGGTTCTAATACATTAATTCGTGGTGGATTTTTGGATGACGCTACAAGATTCAAAAATTCAAGAGCCGCTATGGGAGCCTATAGGACTGGAAGTGTAGCGAGAAGCGCAACAACAGCAGATTCATTTGTTTTGGGAAGTAGAAGATTCGCAAATAAAAGTTTTGCGGGCAAAGATCCATTTTTAAGAGCATCTAGAGTAAACAACGTAACAATGAGGCCAAGAGCCTTAACGAGAATGCATTCGCTTTCTGCATTTACCGCAGGTGCACAAGGATCTGGATATTATACTCCATTTCAATCCTCAAGATTTTTAAATAAATTTGAACAAGCTGGAAAATTTGGAATGGGGGGACTTAGAGAATCGTTGGGCGTTACCGATAAAACAACTCCTATATTTGGAGCTGGATTATTTTCGGCAGTATCAGCTGGCAGAAAACTTGACGTAATGACAAGAAAGGGAAAACTAGCTCGGCTCTGCTTTAGATAAATTTGGAATGAACATTCAAAGACTAGCCTCAGTAAACAATCCAGCACTACTCCGAACAGACGTAGTTAAAGCAGCTTTTCAAAATCCCAGATTTGCAGGCGAGTTTATGCTTCCAGCATCAGAAAGAATGGCTGCAGCTAGGGCGGCAGGCCTTGGCTCGAATAGTGCCTACAACAGAGCTATCAGTGTTATGAGGGCGCGGAGCAGCTCCGGGCGCAAGTGCAGCAGAAGTAGCAGCTGCTAGAGGAGTTGGTGGAAACATATTGGCTTCTTCAATGGGTGGTGCGTTTACGCAAGGTGCTGCAGGATATTTTAGAGGAGCACAAGGAATGCTGGGTCAAGCTGGTCTTCATGGTCAAGCTCACGCAGGTGCAAGAAAAGCAGTAATGCATTTAAAAACGGCTTTAAATCAAACAAATGTTTTAGGAAAACAAGTAGGAATCAATACCGCAAAAACAATATCTCAAGGAAGTATTTTTAAACAGGTTGGAACAAAAGGGATAGCCAAAATGGCTGCAACTAAAGCAGGAGCAAAGTTCCTTGGCGCAAGAGCAGCAGCATATGCTATACCTGGTTTGCAAGTTGTTGCAGCAGCTTCTTTAATATATGATCTTGGTAAAATGGGTGGAGAAATAGTTAAAAGTGGAATCAATTTAGCAAGAGACGCCAATAGGTCAATGCAAGGATCCATGGGTAAACCCTTGTTTGGAATGGGGTATAGAGATACAGAATCAGCAGCAACTTCTAGGGCTAGAGGAGTAATGGCAATACAAAACTCTAGACTTAATGCAAGAAGTGCACTAGGATCTGAAGCATCTATGATGGCAGCTCACTTTGGATAAATTTTATGGATAAAACAAAAGCATTCAGAGAATCACTAGAAAAACTTTCAAGAGAAGATTTATTAGAGATAATAAGATCTCAAGATGTTGAGCTTATAAAACAAGTTAATCGTATTGAATGGGTTTTTAAAAATAAGTTAAACCATATAAATTGGAATAGTGGCGAACCAGTGCTGGAAAGAAATTTAACCAATAAAGAACTTGCTTATTTAATTGATGAACCTTTTGAGATAGATAAAGAGCTACTTGATTTAGGAATAAGTCCAGAACAACAAAGACAAATACATATAGCTAAGGATCCGGTTGTTTGGGCTAGGCATTTTTTGCAAGCACAGCCAAGAGCATATCAAATTTTGATATTAAGAGATCCATCTTTAAGGAAGGTTCTTAGAGCTGGTCGTCGTTTAGGTAAAACTTTTACATTAGCAATCAATCTTTTGCACTATAGCTACACCCACAAAGACGGAAGATGCTTGGTGGTTGCACCAATGAAAACTCAAGTAGAATTAATTTATCAAGAAATACTAAGAATAGCTTCAAAAAATGATATTGTTTTTAATTCAATAACTAGAAAAGTTACGAGCCCTCAATTCATGATGGAATTTTCAAACGGTTCTACAATTAGATTCTTTACATCTGGAATGCGCTCAGGTGGAAAATCAGACGTAGCTCGTGGTCAAGAAGCTCATTTGATAATTCTTGACGAAATGGACTATATGCACTCAGGAGATTTGGATGCACTCTACGCAATGCTGCAAAAAACCGCAGAAGATCAACCAGATAAAACTCTCATTGGAGCATCAACTCCGACTGGAAGAAGAGAAAAGTTTTGGGAATGGTGTAACAGCAATAGATTCAAAGAATTTTGGTTTCCAAGCTATGTAAACCCATTTTTTGCCAAAGAGCAAGAAGAAGAATTTAGGGAGCAATACTCAGAAGTTGGATATCGTCACGAAATAGAAGCAGACTGGGGAGAAGATTCTGAGGGTGTATATCCAAGAAAATATGTGGATCTTTCTTTTGTTTCTCCAGCGTGGAAATACGAGCCAACAGTAAATTCAGCTAGATCTTTTTATACAATTGGAGTTGACTGGGATAAATATGGAGCTGGAACTAATATTGTTGTCTTAGAAGTTTGTGGAAATGATTACGAAGACGAAAGATTTAAAAACAAGATAAAGCTCTGCTACAGAGAAGAAATAGATAAATCAGAATATACACTTACAAAAGCAGTAGATAGAATAGTTGAATTAAATAGGATCTTTAATCCAAAACATATTTATGTGGATAGAGGATTTGGAGAAGTCCAAGTCGAACTATTGCATAAAAAAGGGATTGAAGACGAAAAGTCTGGATTAAAAAATAAAGTAAAAGGTATTTCTTTTGCAGAAACAATTGAGGTAAGAGATCCGTATACTCAACTTCCCGTTAAAAAAGAAATGAAACCGTTTATGGTAGATAATCTTAGGCAATACCTAGAAAAAGAAAAAGTATTATTTCCAGAATCAGATGAAGAATTGTATTTGCAGTTAATTTCATATATAGTTGTAAGAACTACTCAAACTGGTAGGCCTGTTTTTGAAGCAGGCGGATCTGCAATGGATCACGCACATGATGCACTTATGCTGGCTTTATTAGCTATAACCCAAAACTATGGTGACTTGATGAAAACAAACTATACAACAAAAACACAAACTTTTTCAAATACGTTTTTCATGCCCAAGCAATCTAATGACGAAGATGAAAAAACTGAGTCAAAAATAGTAAAAACTGGAAGAGCAGATATTTTTAAGGCGGCTAAGTTTTCCAGAAAAAAACAAACAAACACTTTTAAAAGAAAAATATTTTAGGTAATTTATGTCAATAAATAATTTAGAAAACATAACAAATAATAATCAAAAAATGTACGAAGAACAAAAACCGGATGTTTCATTTTTTGACGAACCAGAATCTCCAAATAGTATAATAGATAAAAAATATAGAAATCTTTTAGCCAGTTCAAATGACTATTCTTTAGATATAGATTTATTTCTTCCACTGGGATATATTAAAGACCAATTTCTTTCAGTGCAATCCGATTTGGCGTCTCTAAAAAGAGATCTTGAACAGCTGTTGTCTAACATATATATTAAAACTTCAATAAATGAAAAAATAAACGAAGCTCATAAAAAAGTCTGGGAAGAAGTATCTAAGCAAAACAACATTAATGAACAACCACCTAGTTACATATCTTTTTCTGAGTATAAGTACGCAGAAAGAACAATGATTACTAGTTGTAGGAAATTAGTTAATGAATTTCACAAAGCGATTAGTCAATCTTATTTTTCTGGAATTTATGATCTTAGACGTTTAATTTTTTATATGCAAAACGAAGCGCTTTGCATAAGAGATATTCTAATTAATAAATATGGGGAGGATTATGAAGATGACTCGCAAAAACAAATTGCATTACAATTCGATTCGTGGACAAAGATGGCGTCCCACTTCGCGCAACGCGTTAGGCAATCGCTCATCTCAACACCAGAAGAAATTCCAACTTCCGAATTGGATAAAGTCACAAAAAAACAAGCAATTGAGTTCCAAGCGTTTTTTTCAATTAGACTAAGTGCAATTCATGATGAGTCTCAAAATATATTAAATTTTCTTAAAAGAGACTATGTAGATAATTGCGATATTTTTTATGAAAGATATTTATTGCAATCAATGAACTTTAAAAAAGATATAGTTTCTCCTATGGAAATAGATTTTTTTACAACCAGTTTTTCGAGAAATATGCCAGTTCTTTCTGAAGAACTAATAACTGCAAGAAATGTTATAAATTCAAATTTTGGAATGATTATTAGTGATTTAATTCAAAGAAATCAAATAATAAGTTCTAATGTAGATAGTTTATTTAAATTAATAGAAACAAAAAAGAAATATTCTAATTATATTAGTCAATTATCTTTAGTCGGCCAATCAAAACCAATTATTGTAGCTGCAATTAAAAAAGATGATTATGCGGGTATATTTAATAATACAACACTAAATTACAACATAGAAAGCGAACTACTATCGAATCATGCTAGTTTAGACAATCTTGATCAAGATCATCACCCGCAATATTTGTTAAAAAATGGTGGAGTAATTA